TCACCCCTCCGCAACGTTGCTGGGGGGTTGCAACCCCCAAGACCCCCGCAACAATGAAATATAGCATATGGAATATAGGGCTTACAACAACGACGGGGGTACTTAGGGGGTATCCCCCTAAGTGTCGTGAAAGATCGGTGGTGGGGCGTGGGGAGGAGGTAAGAAAACTGCTTCGAACAGTTGTCCCTCCTCTCCCCTAAAGAACGCTATCATAAATGCCAATTTATGTCATATAAAAAGAAATGAGGTAAAAGAAAATGTCAGATTATAATATAGGTAATATTTACGCAGAACTTGCTATGGACACCTCAAGCCTTGAAGCTAGCAAAAGAAAGGCAATTAAGGAGTTGGGTAATCTCCGTGATGAAGGAGATAGGATACTCAAAGAAGCTGGTGGCAAGATGACAGAGGCAATGAAAATCCGCCTCGATGAAATTGAGAAAAATAAAAGTGCTGTCCTTAAAAGTATAGATGATTTAAATAAGCAGATTAGAGAAAAAAATAATCCTATGAAAGAAGTAATAGGACTACAAATTGAAAGTGCAATTATGCAACCTATGAAAGCTTTTGCAGCTGCAAGTGTTGACACATTTACACAATTTCAACAATCAATGCAAAACACTTTCTCAGTCATGGGGGCGTCTGCCAACGATATGCAACTTTTGGAAGAGACAGCGAAGAAGATGGGAGAGACTACACGTTTCAGTGCAAGTCAGGCTTCTCAAGCACTCTATTCTTTGGGTAGTGCTGGGCAGTCTGCAAGCGAAGCCATCAATTCTCTACAAGGTGTGTTGCGTTTAGCAGGTGCTACAGGCTCGGAGCTTGCATACACTAGTGAGACAATAGCCTCAACGCTTTCACAATTCAACTTAGAAGCAAGCAAGGCAAGCCACATAGCCGATGTTTATGCAAAAGCAATAAGCAAGAGTCAGGCAAACATGACAAAGCTTTCTTATTCAATGAAGTATGTAGGCCCTGTTGCCTCTGGATTGGGTATTAGCCTAGAAACTACAACTGCCGCTCTTATGAAGCTTTATAATACAGGCTATGGTGGAGAACAAGCAGGCACATACTTAAAGCAAGCATTTCAAAAACTAGCCAGTGGAACAGATGATCTAAAAAACAAGTTACAAGAATTAGGCTTGTCTTATGATGATGTCAATCCTCAGACTCGCAATTTTGCAGATATAATAAGCACTTTAAAAGAAAAGAATATTGGCGTTACAGAAAGCATAGCAATCTTTGGAGAGACAGCAGGTGGTGCTATGGCAAAACTCATTGAAGAAGGTGGGGACGCTATATCCACAATGGAAGGCTTACTAAAGTCTAGCGAGGGTGCAGCTGCCGAAATGCAAGAAATACAAAACGCCTCTTTTGCAAACACGAAGGCTGAGTTAATGAGCGCTATGGAAGCCGTACAAATCACTACAGGTAGCATATTAGAACCAGCCTTAAATGTGCTGGCTAAGGGTTTTACAGAAGTGTTAAAAAGTGTCAACGGATTACCTATTGGAATGCAAACATTTATTACAACAATGCTCACAGCTTCCACTGCAATTGTTCCATTTTTGACAATGCCAGCACTCATTACAAAGATTAAAGTAGCTTTTGATTTACTTAACACTTCAATGTTACATAATCCTATTTTCATAGGTGGGGCTGTAGTTACTGCCATTGCAGCTACTTTTTATTCAGTATATCAACAGCATAAAAAAAACCAAGAAATGTTATTGCAAGAAGCAACAAAGGGTGTAGAAGACATAAGAGAAATGTATAAAAAAGCGAATGAGGCAGGAGAGAAAGGACGCAACATTCAAGGGCTTTTAAGTCAGTATGAAGCACTTCATACAAAGACAAACAAAACAAAAGAAGAACAAGAAGCATACAACCAAACGTTGAAAGATTTACAAAATCTAGTTCCAGGTGTTGTAATAGAAGTTGGGAAGACAGGAGATGCATATATTGCGAATACTAATAAAATAAAAACCGCAATATTGGAAGAATTAAGATTGTCTAAAACCTTAAAAGCTCAAGCCTTAGTTAGTGCAAAGTATAGAGCTCAAATAGCAGAACAAGAAGAAAAAGTATACCAAAAGAAAAATGAAGAGAACAAGAAAAAACAAGATGATACAATAAGGGAAACAAATATTATTTTTAAGTATTCTGATGAAATTGAAAAATTAAAAAAGAAGGGAAAGGCTGGTGAAAAAGAAATAAAAGAATTATTAACTAAACTTCAATCTATATTCCCAGAAAAAGAAATTACAATGAAAACTGTGTGGGGGGACTTTGGAGACTTAAAAAAGGAAGAAGTGTCTTATGATCAAGCATTAAAAAATTTAGATAATGTTTTAGAAAATAGTATTATTATTGGTAAAAATGTTAATAATAAACAACAAGAAGAATTAGATATTTTAATAAATGTAAAAAAGACAAAAGCAGAGGTAGATAAACTAATAGAAGAAATGGAAAAAGAAGATATTGCTATAAAAGAAGCTAGTAAACCTATAGAACCGCCACCTCCTCCAAAGCCTGAAGCTAAAAAAGAAGTTACTAAAACTAAAACAACAAAAGAAGAAAAGCAAATAAAAGAAATAGAAGAAAAGACAGCCTATAGTTTAGAACAGGCAAGGCAAGAATACGAAAAGAAAAAGGCTGAATTATGGGAAGTTTTAACTCATCTCCATAATGCAAAAGCTAAGTTAGATCAGTTAAAAACAAAAGATGACAAGACTAGCTTTGATGAAGAAAATATTATTTTTTTGCAAAGAGAAATTGATAGCTTACAAGACAAAGCAAAATCTTTAAGCACTGAATTAGGTAAAGACTATGTGCTCCTTGACGATATTGACAATAAAATTACAGAGCTAGAGAACAAAGACACTAATACATTTACAAGCAAATTAAAGCACATCAAAGAAGTGCAAGACTCAACACTCAAAGCTATAAAATCAGCACAAGAGGCAGGCAATATAGACGAGGTTACAGCTAGTAGCAAAATTAAAAAAATCAATGCAGTAGCCTTAAAAGCAAGTGTTACAGTAGGGGCAGAGCTTTCAAAAACAATTTTGAGTGTTGGCAATAATGTAACAGACATAATATTAGGAGCTATAGAAAAAGGTGAATTATCATTAGCTGAGTCGCTTAATATAGTTAGTCAAATAGGTGGACAGTTAGCTGAAATGATCCCCGACCCAATGACAAAAGCCGTAATTGGGGCAGTACAAATGGGAATTAATTTAATTAGTAAGCTAAGTAATTTTATGGAGTCAAAAGTAGATAAGGCAGAAGAAGAAAGAGCCAAACGCCGTGAAGATGAAAGAAAGAAAAATGAAGAAGAGGCAAACAAACTATCAGCAGACACAGCGAGTCGTATTGCAAAGCAAACACAAGCAGTGAGGCAAGGTTTTCTAAACTATAATAAGATGATGGAAGAGATGTCGGATAAATTAAAACAAAATCATATAAATGATGTTCTTAAAAACATGGGGACAAGTAAATCATCTTACAAAGAAACTAGAGAAGATGTGCGAGCAATAAAAGAAGGGTGGTTTTTTGGACATGGTAAAAAAGTTACAGTAGGTTGGGAAAGATATGAGTATGAATATGAATTTACAATAAATGAGCTTGCAAAAAAAATACAAGAAGCAAGAGCAAAAGGCGATGTTGCATTACAAAAAAAGTTGGAGAAAGTTTATAAGAATAGTATTGAAGCAAACCTTAAAAAAGCTGGAATTAATCCTCAAGAATTAAACGGATTTCATAACTACATTCAAGGACTTGAAAGTGCTTTTGTGGACGCAGTTAAAAATAAAGACTTTGAAAGTCTTCGCCTTGCGATGAAAGAAAAGATAAGAGAGGCAATGTGGGCTAAGCTTCAAGAAAGTATAATATTGTCAAAACTAAAACCTCTTTTTATGGAACTTGAAAAAGCAGGTTATGATGAAAAAGAGAAAGTTATTAATAAGATTATGGAAGAGTCTAAGACAATAACCTCTGAGTTAGAAGGATATGCTAATAATGTTTTTGGAAAACTTGGAGGCGTTCCCTCAGAATTAGAAGTACATAAAAAAGCATGGATAGGACTAAAAACAAGTATTACAGAAGCATTGAATAGCAGTCTGGGCGAAGCGGCTTATAATGCTGACTGGGCAAGTTTCAAAAAAGCATTTGCTAACGAAATGAAAAAAGCAATAATCAGCTCCACCGTTGCAAGTGCAGGTCTCAAGACAAAAATTGATAAAATTATAAAGGATATAATGGCAGATGGTCAAATAACTCAAGACGAAATTAATAACAGTATAGACGGATTGCAAGGATATTTTGACCAATTGGAAGGTAGCCTAGCACCATTAGCAAAACTCACAAAAGCACTGGAGGACGGCACAGATGTTAAGAGCGAACATAAGGGTACTATTATTCAACAATTAAGTGGTGCAGACCGTGATTACTTCGCTGAAGAGTTTAGAAAAAACTTTGCAAGCATGGCAGATAATTTTAAAAGTGCAATGATAGACTTAAAAGAAATTCACCAAGCACAAATTACAGTACAAATGGCAACTCTTTCTGTTAGAGATATTTATATAAACTCTGAAAGGGTAACAGACTTCAAAGGACTTATTGCAGAAATGATAGAAGAAGCAAGAAAAGCAGGATAATAAAACATTGAAAAGATAAAAAAGGCAACGGGAGTGTGCGTTGTCTCGTTGCCTTTAAGGAAGTAGAAAATCACTTGTAGACCTAGTAGAAATAGATACCTATATAATAACAAAAAACAAAATAATATTCAAGTTATCATTTACAAAAAAAGAAAAAAGCATATATAATATTTTTAGCTATGGGAATATTTTCATTTTTCAAAAGACAAAATACATCTCCAAACATTTTTATTGACGCAAGCGAGACAAAAAAACTTTCAACAAAATCAGGAGAAATTGACTATACTTTAAGTCGAAGTTTGTATGCATCTATTCCTACTAATGATGATAGTTTTTATGAGTATGCACTAGGAAATTACGCAACAAAAACCTACATAGATACATTGTCTAGTTTTATCTCAATACCAAAAATTGTAACTAAAGAAAATGATGACTTTAGTACGCATGCAAATCATTTTATTGACAAAAACAAATCTACGTTAATAAAAATCTACAGACAAGCTATGATTGATGGAGTAGTGTATATTTGGTGTAGACTAGAAAAAGATATAAAAGGAAGATTACAACTTTCTATAAAAATAATGCCTAGAGAAACATTGGTAAAAAATGAGTGTATAAAAAGAAGTGATGGGGACTTTGAAAAAGTTGTTTTTGAAAGTATTGAAACATGGAAAGAAAAAAAACAAAAAGACAACTGGGCATTACCTAATACAACAAACTCATTCAATGAAAATATTGACAAAAAAGCTGAATACATTGAAAAGAAGGCTCGAGTAAGAATTACCATCACAGCATATAAAGAGGAACTTGAAATTATAGGAGATTTACCACCTCAATATAAGATGAGAAAAGAAAGCATTAACACATTTATACAATATGTGCCTGTTTTTGCTTTTTATAACAATCAATTATCTTTTCTTTCTGATGGCTTACCAGAAATTGCTAATGTTTTGCCTTTTATGAAAAAATATAATGCAGTTTTCAAAAAACTAGAAACACATTTAAGTCAAGTATTAGACCCAAAAATAAAATTACGCTTAAAAAGTGCTAAGGCATTTTTACAGAATACTCTAGGAATTAAAGAAAGCGATTATGAGGCTATAGCAAGAGGAGAATTAAAACCTGATATTACACAATTTAAGGCTGCAATTCTAACAGGTGAGAATGAAGACATAGCTTTTGTCAATCAAGGAGACAATATAAAAAGTGCTTTAGATGTCTTGAATTTAATCCATTGGATTATTGTTGAAATGACTATGCCAGAATATCTTTATGGCACAGCATTAAACACCACAAATGCAAGTGTTAGGGAGCAGTCGCCTGTATGGATTAAAAAGATTGAAGATCGAAGAAGTGAATATACGCAATTTTATATTTGGCTTATCGATGTGTTTTATTCATATTTGCATATATTAGAAAATCAATTTTATGATGATCTTGTATATTTTATTGAATGGGAAGAACTTGAAGCAAAGGATAATGTAGCCTTGATGAATGCCTTACATAGTGCAACTGAAAGCATTTTGAAAGCGTTGGATGCAGGACTAATAGCTCCTGAAACTGCGTTTAATGCCTTGAAGACGTTTATTACAATACCTGATGAATATAGTGTTGAGCATAGCAAAGCCATTGAATATATAAAAGAAAAAGCTAAATTAGAAGCTGAAGGCGGGCAATTAAAGGCGAGTGGTTTTTCAAGTTTTGCTAACATTTAATAATGAGATATTCAAATTATAAAAACTATAATGACCCAATAAAACCTTATATATATGACTCTTTAGAAATGTTAAGAATACTTGAATATAAGCAATATCAAGATATCCAACTATCATATATAGAAGTAATAAAGCCAATCACCGATTATATCGCTAATCAAAAAGGCAAGTTTGAAGGCATTGATAAAGTCCTAGATGAGCTTATAGAAAAAGCAAAAAAGAACTTAGATGAACGTCTTAATTTTATCATATATGACAGTTTGAAACGTGGAGCTAGTATAGCCTTATCGGTGAGTGCAAGACTTAAAGTTGATGAAGAATTATACAGTCAAAAAAAACTTAACGGTGAAATGCACCTCATAGGCGAGGCGAGCCGTCCTACAATAAAAGATAAAAACCTTATTGTCAAAAAAATACAATTAGACGTATCCAAAAAAAGCGAAGAAATAGCACGTCATACAATGGAAAAGCAAAGGCTGTATAGAGAAAAAGAATTCAAGCTCTCTAGTAGGGTGTGGGACTTATCAAATGGTCAAGGAGAGAAAATAAAAAAGCTAGTGGAAGCAGGTGTTAATATGGATTGCAAAAAGCTGGCCAAGGCACTTGATGAGTGTGCCAAAATGGGAAACAGTAAGCCCATCAAAGAATACCCTAACATGATGAAACGATTAAACGGACGCTTTCCACCTGATACATCTTTTGCAGCTATGAGGGTGGCACGCAACGAACTATCAGAACTCTATTTTACAACTAGCATTAAAGACTATATGGAAAATCCTTACATAGAAGCTGTGCAATGGCTACTAGCAAATAATAGACTCAAGATGTATGAAGATGAATGCGACTGCAACGACATAGCCTACGAAGATGTCTATGGATTAGGCAAAGGAATATATCCATTAGACAAAGTACCCGACCGTCCTCATGTAATGTGTTTATGCACTATAGCACCAATTACGTCAAGAAAACTCAAAAAGCAATTAGAAGGGGGCATGAAGTTAGGCAATGTGCCAACTGAAGAATGGATAAAAAAGCAAGAAGCACAATTAAAACTTAATTTATTGCAGGACACTTCTGAACAAGCCTCATCTTATTCACTTAAAAAATTTGAATGGCTAAATAAAACAAAAGAAGATGAAAAAGTTTTGTTATTAGAAGATTTTAGCCGTGTTAATCCATTTATAATAAAAAAACTCAACTCATGTCAAAATCCATTAATTGCAGATATTCATTATGAAAGAAACCCGCATTTTAATATTACAGAAAACAAAATATATTATAATGCTTTTATAAAAGACCCACGTTCGATAGAAGCGGGCTTTAAAACAAATATGACAGGCTTCCTTCACGAAGCAGGACACTATCTCGACTACAACCTTTCAAAAGACGGGAAACCACTTCATACAAAGATGAAAGATTTAGACTCCTTTTTGAAAAAAGATGCACTAGATTTTGTGAATAGAATATATAGAGGTAAATTGGGAAAGCAAGCAGTAGACTTCAAAAACTTATCTGTACAAGAATTAAAAAATGGGTTAAACTTTTATAAGAGGCTGGGCAACCTAAAAAACATAAAAGATTTAGATAAGTTAGTTATAAATGAGTTGAAACAAAACAAAGCGGTTAATTCTTTTGTTTCTGATTTATTAGGTGGTGTCGAATTGTATCATGTTAAATCTAACCGAAATAAATCCTGTGTATCATGTAAAAATCTAACCCAAAATAAAATCCAA